GTTTAAGTTGGTATAACCACTCGCTTTTGCAAAAGCCATGATATATACTCCTATATAAATTGTAATGGAGCTATAACAATATCATAGAGGCTGTTATTCTACAGGTGCAGTCTTTATAAGTTGATCGACTTAATGTAAGATATGGGCTGTAGTGTATCAGGTCTGTCTATTTACTATTGTAATTGCTTATATGTTATACACGAATTTGCAAAACATATTGTGTTACTCTGTGTAGGGTAGCCGAGTGGAGCCTACTCTTCTGTAACGTACTAGTGTAACCAGAGGATCAGTCTAATTACACTAGAGGTTTAAAATACAGTTATACTGATTTTTATATAAATGTCAAGCTTTATTTAAACTTTATTTAAACTTAACGAGCACTACCCGATAGGTCATATACAAAGTTACCACTACGCATTGCCTTGGCAATAGCATCTTGGTGCTCTTCATACTCGCCAATGGTCATACCTGCTACATCGGACTCAACATATTGCTGTTCACCAGAGCCTTCTGTAGGAGTAGAACCACCACGGGAACTTACTTCCTGTGCTGCACTACGACTATCACCTTTCTTTGCTTTGTTCTTCTTGCTAATGCCAGCATCTAACTTATACAAGTCAACTGCTCGTGCGGCACTAGTTGCATCTGATTCATTATGGTATAGAGAATCTTGAACCCATTTAGGTTGCAAGTCTACCCAATCATGGAATGCATCATCTTCACGGATCTGCTCAAAGTCAGGGTGAATCTTCAATAACTGAGACTCTGCCTTACTCTTATTAGCACTAACCTGAAGATCATCAATCTCCTTCATACGAGATGTAAGGTCTGCATTCTGATCCTTAGCTGCCTTCAATGCCATTGTCTGCATTATGTTAGCTACCTTGGGATACTTAGTTGCCCACGCTTCAATCTCTGCTTCAGTACTAGGTAATTCCATATCGCCTGTTGCTGAAGACTTAAGCTCACCCTGTAGAGATTTAATCTGCTCTTCAAAGTCACTCTTCTGTTCTTGTTGATGCCTACGTAAATCACCATACCGCTTCTTGAAAGATCTCTCTTCCGCAGTATCCGGTGTTGCATCATCCTGCTTCTCTTCTTCGGACATACCATGCTGAGCTTTCATTTCTGCTAACTCAAGTTCATCCTGTTCCATACGTGCTTCTTTAGTGTTAACTCGCATGAAACCTTTTACTTCTTGCTTCTTTCCTGCAAACATATCTGGTGCTGCACTCATAGTATTTTACTCTCTTGTTGGGGCTAACAGTGGGGAAGGGTACGAAATTGTACACCTCCCGATCTTAGGTAGCCAATAAAGGGTATTAAGTTCTTTTTGCTGCCAAAGCTCCCTTTTTAGCTTTTGCTCTTTCTTTTGATTTCTTCTTAGCTGCTAGGCCTGTAGTGTTGTCAGAACGCATCTTCTTGATAGTAGGCGTATCTTCCTTACTAATCAAGCCACCTTTATTAAGGTACCCATTGCCTGTCTCCCTAGCTTTCTTCTGGCTATAGCCGGGATTACCCCAACCCCCTGTGTAGCCACCACCGCCACCGCCACCGCCACCGCCACCACCGCCACCGCCACCACCGCCTGTTCCCGGAGGAGGTGTGTTAGGTGGAGCTACTGTTACAGGAGGGTTAGCTCCGGGGTGCCCACCGCCCGTCCCCGGAGGTGGGGTATTAGGTGGGGTTACAGGAGGCGTAGGCGAGGTATTACCAGTTCCCGGAGGTGGAGTATTAGGTAACGCAGAAAGAGCAGCCTGTAATTCAGCATCCTTGTTTGCCAACGCTGATGACTTCTCCTGTACCGCCTGTTGTGAGTCCGCAAGAGCTTGCTTAGTATTAGCCAAGTCTTCCTGTAGCGCATCTTGAATAGCCTTAGACTGGTCAACCTTACCAGACCATTCTTTATTAGCTGTATCCCAGTCACCCTGCTTAACATCCCAGTCCGCTTCTGAAGTATCCCACGCAGACTTCTGTGTAGTTAATTGAGTGCTAGACTCAAGTAGTTGAGTGGACAGGTCACTAATATCCTCGGCTGCTTTATCTTTGGCTGCTTGTAGTGCTACAGTAATTGCATCAGTCTTACCCTCAGATCCTTTTAATGCTGCAGATATTTCATTGTACTTAGTTTCTGCATCTTCCTTTTGAACGGAGAGTTGCAATGCATGATTATCTGCTACATTACCTCGTGTAATCTCTGCGTCTGCCAGCTTAGTTGTATACGCTTCACTGTCAGCATCCCATGCACCCTTCTGGGTAGCAAGTGCCTCTGCATTAGCAAGTACAGTAGCCTCATACTTAGCGTTAGACTTATCTTCTTTACCTAGCCAATCGGCTTCTGAGGTATCCCATGCGTCTTTCTGTGTAGATAGGGCTTCGCCTGAGTCATATAGCTTGGTGGATAAATCACTAATGTCCTTAGCAGCTTGATCTTTAGCAACTTGGAGTGCCTTAGAGATTGCATCAGTCTTACCTTCAGAACCTTTAAGCGCCTCAGAGATCTGCTTATACTGAACCTCTGCTGCATCCTTCTGCTTAGCTAATACTTTAGTGTGCTCTTCAATTGTAGCCTTTTGAATAGCGGCAGACTGCTCTTCCTTGCCTGCCCATTCTGCTGCTGCAATATCAGAGGCTTCCGTCTGTGCTGCTAAGGCCTCACCTGAGTCAAACAATTGAGTAGATAGATCAGTAATCTCTGCTGCTGCCTTATCCTTAGCTGCTTGTAATGCTTTAGAGATTGCGTCTGTCTTACCTTCGGAACCCTTCAATGCTTCAGATATCTTCTTATACTTCGTTTCTGCAGTATCCTTCTGCTTAGCTAATGCCTTAGTATGCTCTTCAATTGTAGCCTTTTGAATGGCATTTGATTGATCTATTTTACCTGACCACTTAAGGTTAGCAGCGTCAAGGTCTGCTTGTGAACTTAATAGGTTAACAGTTTCAGCATCCCACCCAGTCTGCGCTACTTCTGTATCTTTCACAGCTGTCTCAACTGAACCTTGTAGCTCTAGTACCCTAGCATCAGCAATCTTCTTCTGGTTTAGCATGTCAGATGTAATGCTATCACCACGATCCTCTGCATCCTGTAACTTAACAGTAAGATCCCTTTGAAGCTTTAGTGCGTCTTCTAGTTCGGTTGTACCTGAACCACTTGAGTTTTCTGCTGTTGCACCTTGCTCAGATATTGCCGCATCTACTACAGACTTATCACCACCAGCCTTATCATAAAGCCTGTCCATGACTAAAGCAGGTATACCAATACCAGCACCAAGGGCAATTACACCAACACGTTTAATAATGTCTAGTATGTCACCACCACCACTAAAGGCCTCAGAGAACCATTCTCCTACCTCACCTAGGTTACCTTCAGGCTTACCTGAGTATCCGGGATCCGGTAGACCCGCAGTTCTACGCTTAGTGTCTGCAGTAGCTTGTGCCCACTCCATTAACTGTGCTGGGGTCTTGTTCTGTAACATACTCCATTCCCAGCTATCTTTGTTAGATCCCCTAGTCTCTAGGATCTGAATAGCATCTGGAGTAAGTAAGCTACGCATGTACTTAATATCTTCTTGTGTAGCACCCTCATCACTTGCAATAGTAGTAAGGCTCTTACGGCGGTCACGGGTAATGCGGTCAGATCGTATCTGATGATGTTCCTTTATCGCATCTGTATCCCCCGGAGCAGTAATACCCTTCCAAGGATTATTAGCATCATTCTTATGCATAGTGGATCCACCACCTGACGTGCCTTCCTCAGTCTCACCACCTTCTACAGGAGTCTCTTCTGGTGTTTCACCTTCAACGTAAGGAGAGTAACCTTCAGGGATAGGCTGTAGTGGCTGACCATCTACAAACTTAATAACGACCTTATCACCTGCAGCATTAATGTAAGTACGGAATTCAATTAGTTGTGTCTTACTAAACTCACGGCCCATATACTTCTTGTAGGATGGCATCTTAGATACTGAGCCACCTTCTGCAAAGTTCTGCATAGCACCATCAAAGTCCTCACCATCTAAGCCATCAATGAGAGCATCCATCTCGCCCTCTTCATCTAGCTCTGCAGTAGCAGGCTGACCACCAATTTGACCCTCCTCTTCCATAGCACTTAAACCTGCCTTGGCTGTTGCCCGGATCTTCATGAGCTTCTCTAAACCAATGAAACGTACCACATCAGCTGGTATTACAAACTCACCCTCACTTAACTGGGTAGGAATGTCATCCCGTACTTCAGACTGCAAGGAGCCTGTTGGTACTTCGTTACCTGATACAGCGTCTACGCTTGCACCATCATCTAAGAAACCGCCTTCTGCATAGCCACTGCGATACTTAATTTTCATTGTTGACTCTCTCTCGTAAATACTTTAAAGATCTTAAGGTTTGAATTGCACCTTGGGATTGGAACATCTCCTTTGTATCGGTAGTCTGTTCCATCTTACGATGCTGTTGTTCAATTAGATAATCCATATACTCTGTGAATGTTTCCCATGTGGGCTTATCATTACAGAGGTGCTTCAGCAGGAGCAGATTCATTGCCACTAAATCCTTGTTCACCCGGAACTGGTACTTGACCCATTCCGATGTTACCATTACCTGCCCCAGTAGGATCAGAAGGATTAGGAGCACCTCCTTGTGGTGGAGCAGCCGCCTGTGCTTCAGCTTGTTGCTGTTGCATGATTAGTGCTTGTGCTTGTGCTTCTTCAACATTGTTAGTTACCTTATCAGGATCTAGCTCCATTGACTTAGCAATCTCACGGATGATGTATTGTGACTTCATCCAAGGTGCCAAGGCAGGGTTTGCACCAACCTGTAGGAACTGTAATAGACGTTGACTACGTACTTCGTTAGCCATGAGAGACTCAGTACCACGAGCTTTAACCTCTAAGTCACCACGAATGGCCTTATCAAAGTCAAACTGCATGTTGAAGTGGAAGAAGCTTTTGCCCATTGGCCCTAACAGGTAATCATCAATGTTCTTGATAACAGTCTTAATACCACCAGCTGCAGCACCCATTAGCATACTAATGCCACTAGAGGTACGACCTACGCCTGTAACGCCTGTCTGTCCATGAGAGAAAGAAGGTAAGCCTGTAGACTCGTCTGCTAGCTGTCGTGCTTTATCAAACAACTGTAGGTTCTCTTGCGATACGTTAGGGTACTTAGTACCAAACAACGCTTGTCCCGGAGCACCACCTTGTCGCCTGAATACTTTACCCGGATACAACTGCATGTCTTGTCCGGGAACTAGGTTAGTTTCATCTACTTCAAAGATTAGGTTACCAGAGAGTACAGCGTTATCCACAGCCATACGCATGAAACCATTCATAAGAGTCTGAGTATCATCCATGTTCTCAGCTAAGGCAATACCAAAGATTGAGTAAGGGTTATGCTCATAAGGTACTGCGTAGTAAGGTAGACGTACAGGTTTGAATGGGTTAAGCACAGATCGTAACACACGACCATTACAGATCCAGATGTTTACTTGAAGTTCATCTGCTGATTCCAGTTCCTTTGGAATATCAATCTCATGGTCTTCGATGGTCTGCATGTCCATCACACCCCAGTACTCTAGTACTTCAAAGCGATCAACGCCTGAGTCTAGCTGGTAGTCTTTAAGATCATCTTCCCAGTACTTCTTAATGTAGTTTTCACCTTGTGTGATAACATCTTCAATAACATCCTTACGGAAGAAAGGTCTACGCTTAAGTTCACGTAGTTGTGAGCGGTTCATCTTATGACGTTGAATTGAATACTGACAATCACTTACAGTGGCAGCATCAGGATCTGGATACCAGTCCCATACAGACACGTAAGATACTTTAGGTACAGTCTTGGTGACAGGAATGTAGTTACCTTCCTCGTCCCAATCTGGGTACTCCTTGTCCACAGCCATTGGGCCTTTCATGATACCCGTACCAAATAGTGGCATCTCAAATGCTGCAGAGCGTAGTTGTTTGGTGGCTTCTGACTCGTCTAGCTGGTCATGGATCTTCTTTTCCATGCGCTTAGCTGCAAGCATAGCAGGGTTATAGTTAACAGAAGTAGCTGAACTACCCATGCCTTCTTTAACATCCTTGCCCTCAAGCTTAGCCTCCATTGCACCAAGCTGTAAAGAAGCTTCAGTAGCACCAGCAGGTAGGTCATTACCATCACCAGCAAAGCCATAAGGACTTGCCTCTGGGCCTTCTTGTCCCTTATCCGCTGGGTCATAATGTACATCACCAGAGATACCCTCAGGCAATACAGTAGGATCTACAGATAGAGGGAAGCGTCCTGCACTGAATAACACATCAGTTATCTGACCATAGGCAGCGAGTACCTTAGTCTTTGTAACCTTAATGAATACACGAGACTTCTCAGCTTCAGTGAACTTAACTGCATCACTATACACACCACGATAGTTCTTGTAGTTGCGTAACCACTGTTCTTCGTATTGCCTACGTGCAGTCTCTGCCTTTGTAAAGCGTTCTTCTACTGTGGTGACTAAACTACTAACATATAGCTTCTCGTCTGATGCTTCTGATACATCTTCTAAAGCTACGGATGCACTGCTTAGTTCTTGGATTGGTTCTGCCATTTGTTACTCACAAAATGTTAAGTTAATAACCCATTATAGGATCTGCTAAATACTGTGTATTAGGTCTTGCTGATGCAGGATCATAATCAAATACACCAAATCTAGGACGAGACATCGTACCATATCTGAGTGCATCATATAGGTGATCGTGTGCGTAATTAGTATCTATATCTTCTGGATTCTTCTTGTCTAATGGTATAGTAGGTAATTGAGATATAAGGTTATTACAGTTATCGAATATAATCATCCGAGGCTCTCCAGTGAAGTCATCCACCTGTAGCCTTCTATGCATTTCATTCTTACCTGATACTCTAGTTCCTTTAGACCTATCAGATGGCCTCCATCTACACCCCTTCTGTGTCATACGTTCAGCTATACTAGGGCCAGTGTCACCTCGTTTGTGCCAACAAGAGGAGTCTAACACTCCATACTTGATCTGTCCATCACCCTTCTCTGCTTCAAGGATCATGTCTGCTAAATCTTCTGCTAATACCTTAGAGACATACATCTCTCGGTAAACAATTAACTGATCATTAGGAGCTACAGCGCACCATACAATTGCGGAGTAAGAACTATAGCCATAGTCTCCAGCCCTGAACTTAGTCCAGTTACTGGGTATTTCAAAAGGTTCCACCACATGTATACTACGGTTAAATTCAGGAAAAGCCGCACCTTCTGCAATGTCCCAGTCTCCTTCAAGTAGCTGCCTACGCTGTTGTTCGGGCAAGGAAAGCAAGTTAGCTTCATAATCACCAGTCTCCGTTAGGTAAGGGTTATCAGATAGCTTAGCAGGAATAAACTTCCTACGAAACAATGCTAAACCTTCCTTGGAGTGTCCTGCTGGATATACCATTGGGTTACCAGTCTCTGAATCAGTAGCATCAAAGGCTTCGCCATAGGGAGCAGGGTCAATGAACATCTTCTTTACCCAAGCATGTCCACGACCACCGGGGTTCGTAGAAGCTCTCATGTAAATAGGAAGATCAGGTGCAGTACTACGTAGTCGTGAC